TCCTTTTTTAATATATATTATTTAATTTTTAACTTAAAGAGCCTTTAAGTTCCTTTTTTAATATATATTATTTAATTTTTAACTTAAAGAGCCTTTAAGTTCCTTTTTTAATATATATTATTTCCAATTTTTTAAATATTTTGATAATATAAATGGAATGTAATAAAGATGCCATGGAAATCATTAATTTCAATAATTTTAATGATGAAATTAAAAAATATAATGATGAAACAAATAAGGAATTTAAAGCTTTTTTTTCAAAATGTGAAACAAAAGATACAATTTTAAAAGGCGGCGCACCCAGAAATACAAAATTAAATAAGTATTTTTTCATTATTTTACGTTGTTTAATATTTTCAGTTTTTACTAATGAAATTTTTAGAGAACTAATTTTTATTCTACCCCCTTACTTAGTTAATCAAATATCCATAGCATTCATAAGTCTTTTAAAATACATAGTGATTAATAGATGTGCAGCTCAGATCCCAATATTAAATGATATGTGTCCAGCATATAAAGATTTACTTATTGAATTTTTGAACAATTTAGAAATTATTCTAATAAAATTAGCACCCATTTTAAAATATGGTCTTGGCACAATTATTAATAGTTTTGCTGTAAGAGATATTTATAATGATAGCAAGATATATTATTATTTATTAAATAATCCTGAATTTATTGATGATATTGAATATCCAGAAAATACTGAATTTATTGTTAACAAAAACAATTATCCAATTGATTTTGTTCAAGAAATTAACTCAGCTATTAATGGAACTACACAAACCAATATTGAAGGAATTGTTACTTCATTTAGCACACATAAAATTATTCCAAAACATATAAAAAAGTTAGAATATTTAGGTAGGACTATTTTACAAAATCAAGGTGATATTGTTGAAGTAGATAAATTTATTGCTATTCACGATGAGTATGTTTATTTAAATCCTGTATATACAAGATTTTATATTAATATAGGATATTTATCTGTTAGTTATATTAGTGAAGATCAGGCAAAAATTGAATTAAACAATTTACTGAATGATAGAACAGAAAAACAAAAAATATTACAATTATTAGAGCTAAAATATAATGTTCCAGAACAATTTATGCGTAATCTTTCTCAAACTCTAGGATATGGTTATAAATCAACTATGATTACATCACCAAAAGGAATAATAAATGAGTCAAAATCTTCTCTTGGTGGTAAACTAACAAAATCAAAATCTTATAAACTTTACAACGAATTAAGAAAAAAATCTAAAAACAAGAAATCTTATAAACTTTACAACGAAGTAAGAAAAAAATCTAAAAAAAAAACAAGAAAAAATAGAAAATAAATTAAATTACTTTAAATCATTTTGTTAGTTTATCTTATTCTCAATCTTATTTAATAATTCTTCATTGTAAACTAACTTTCCTGATGGTTTATAAGACTGAATTGGAGTATATTTTTTACTATTCTTTATTTGTTGAATTGTTCCTTGGTTATTCATTTCTTCTTCTTGTTCATTTATTTCTTCTTGAATTTTTTCTCCATATTCATTAATTTGAATGCCCGTTTTCTTTTTTATTTCATTTCTAACATAGGAAGGCACCCAATGATTCCATGAAATAAAAATTGTGTTTGGATGAAAATATCTAATCTGAAATCCATTTGTTTTTAAAGTATCCATTAAATAAGCTATACAAGCGGCTTGATCGTATTTTGGAACACCTATTATTACTTCTGGCACTACAAACCAACAAAATTTTTCATGAGTATTATTTCTTGCCGTAGTTTTAATTCTTACATGAATACGGTTTAATATTTTCTTAAATAATTCAAGCTTTGACAAATCATTTTGTCTTTTTTTTTCATATAAATCATCAATGTTTATCCTTTCTGAAAAATCATTAAAATTTTCTAATGTAAAAATATTTGCCATTTAAATCAATAAAAGAAAAAAAAATTTATTTTATGCGTTAAATAAATTTTTATCAAAAAATATTTATTATATATGCCTATTAAACATCTTGTAATCTCAGGAGGTGGACCTTTAGGATTTCAATTTTTAGGAGCACTTCAAAAACTTGAAAAAGAAAAGTTTTGGAAATTTGATGACATTGAATCAATATATGGAACCTCCGTTGGTTCTATTATTGGAGCTTTTATTTGTTTAAAATATGATTGGGAAACTTTGAACAAATATGTTATTGAAAGACCATGGCAGGATTCTATTAAGATCAATCCTAATCAATTACTAAATTTTTACACTAACAAAGGAATATTTGATAATAATTTTTTTAAAATAATTTTTAAATCATTATTAGAAGCCAAAGATTTAACATTAAATGTCACTTTAAAAGAGTTTTATGAATTTTCTAAAATTGATTTGCATATATTTACATTTGAATTAAATAGGTTTGATACATTAGAATTATCCCATAAAACTCATCCTGATTTACTACTTATTGATGCCATAACAATGTCAAGTTCTGTTCCTGGTATATTTATGCCTGTATTTTCTGATAATAAATGTTTTATAGATGGAGGTATAAAACATAACTACCCTTTAAACCAATGCCTTAATGATCATAATTGTAAAGATGAAATACTTGGCATCAAATATTTGAAAGATAATAATGATTTTTTAGTTAATATTCAAAAAGAATCTTCTATTTTAGATTTTTTATTTGGTTTTACAACTAACGTAATTCATCATATTAGAAAAAGTATTGAATTAGAAAATATCAATAATGAAGTAATTATTTATACCGATAAAAATCCATTTAGTTTAGATTCTTTTACCGAATGTTATAGTAATTCGGAATTAAGAAAAAATTTAATTGAAATTGGAGAACAAACTGCCTTAGATTTTTTAAAAGAGAAGCTATAATACTGTATTTAGAAATTGTTCCATTGTTGACTTGGTAGGTTTAGCATCATATTCTATTACCTGATTATCTTTAATCAACTTTATTGTTGGATAACCTTCAATACTATATTTATCCATTAATTGACTAATTTCTTGATTTTCATTTGTGCAATTGTATTCAGTAAACATCAAATTATAACCATTAATACTTTTGCCTTCGTATTCTGTTTTTAGAGAATCCCATTCTGGTTTTGCAGTCTTACAATGAGGACACCAATCTACATAAAATAAAATCATATTAGCTGATTTATTTGAATTTTGATCTTTTGAAATATGTTCTCTATTGGCTTTAAATGATGTTTTATTACTAACAAAATTTTTATAAGTATAATAACCAAAAATTAGTAAGAATAATACAAAAATGATTAATAATAATGTTTTCCAATTCATTAATCCTCTAAATCTATTTACGAATCCTCCAGTTTTTAATACTTGAAATCTATTATTAACAGTGTTTGAATTACTAATCATTATATATAATAAATAAGAATAAATTTGATTATATTTTAAACGAATATAAAGTTTATAATATAAATATAAATAGAAAATGATTATAAGAGATTCGGATGGTAAACTTGTAATTATATCAAGAAATGATTGTAAAAATCAAATTGTTTTCAACGAAAAAATCTATAAGATTCGTTTTGCATTCTGTAAAAAATATAAAAATATTTTTTTAATCAATTAAGTAATAAAAATTAATTATCCTAAAACCAAATAAAAGAAAGAAAAGAAAAAAGAAATATTTTAAAAAAATTGTCTTATAACTGAAATTATTAATATCAATAAGAAAGCTGAAAATATATAACTGCACAATATATTTGTTTTCACGGGATCCCAATCTCCTGAAGTTAAAGACATATTAAAATCATTATTTAGTTTTTTATAAAATTTATTTGTTTTGGTTATACTGTAATATATTGTATATCCTAAAATTATAAGAATAATGATTTTTCCAAAAATTGATGATAAGAAAAATCTATTAAGCGGAGTCATAATAAATAATATTATAAGAAACATAGATAATGTTAAACACATACATACATTTTGAGTTGATTTTGAAAATTCAATAATCATTAAATTTACATTATAGGAAGAATCAGACTGATCCATTGAATTATATTTATATTTTATTTTTTTATAATATTATATAAATGGAAAAAACTAAAACTAAAACTAATAAAAATAGAAAATTAAAAAATAAAACCAGAAAAAATAATAATCGTGTTTTTAAAAATGGGGATTTTTATTCTGGCGATGGCTTTCTAACTACAGTTTGGGGACCTCCTCAATGGCATATGCTTCACACTATTAGTTTTAATTATCCAGTTAATCCTTCTCCGGAACAAAAAAAACAATATAGAGATTATGTATTATCTTTACAAAATATTTTACCATGTAGTGCATGTCGCAAAAATTTGAAAACTAATTTTAAACATCTTCCTTTAACTATGAAGGATATGAAAAATCGTGATTCTTTTTCACGTTATATTTATAATCTTCATGAATTAGTAAATAAAATGCTTCATAAAAAATCCAATTTAACTTATTGCGATATAAGAGAAAGATATGAACATTTTAGATCACGTTGCACTGATGAAAAACCTAAAGTATTTAAATTTGATGAAATAAAAGAAAAAAAAGAAAAAAAAAGAAAAAGGTTGCACAGAACCATTATATGGAAAAAAGGCAAAATGTATTTTAAAAATTGTTCCTCAAGATGAAAAAGGAGCGACTTTACAAATTGACAAGAAATGTTTAAAAACTAAAGAATAGAAACTAATAAAATGAATAGTTATCACAAGTAATAATATCACATAGTTTATCTAAGTTTGATACACATTTACCTGATCCTTTTATACCTACATTTTTCAAATCAAAATAAGTTATTTTATTTATATTTACTTGTATATATTTATGTTTTGCAACACCAATAAATATCATTACCATACTCTCTTTTCCCCTTTTTTTTTGACGACTTGAGGCGATTATTCCATTAAAATCATAAGTATCGTTATCGCGTTTTACAAAATAACAATCTGGAAAGAAATCATCATCAATCATATCCCAATATCCATAGAGTTTTAACTGCTGAAAAGGTGTATAATTATTTATTTTCTTTCTTCTGTTAATGGCATAAACTGAAACATCATCCTTTTTAAGAGCTCTCTTATTAACATCTACACCAGCTAATCTTGCTTCATATAAATGAACCCACTTTTTATATGAAGAATCACAATTATTTAAACTTGCCTTCCAAAAATCTTTAGGATTATGTGCTTTCATATATGCTAATTTCCATATAAGTTGCGCATATGAAAATGCATGAGCTTTACAAAAGCCATATCTTGATAAATTAGACATTTTTTTCATTATATTTTTTTGTTTATCTTTTGATAAATACTCTATTTGTTTTTTGAATTCTGCAATTCCTACTTTATCCCCTTTAGCAAAAGCACGTCTATATTTATCCGCATCTTCTTCGCAAACATTACACTCTTTTGAAATTATATCAATAGCATCATCATCAAATATAATTAAATCATCTACTATTTCTTCTACATTTCTTGCATCAGATGCCGCCGGTCTAATTATTGATAAACAAACAGCTAAATCATGCAATGAAACAGGTTTGAATTTCATGAAAGCTATACGCATTAACGGTGATTCTGCTAAAGTAATACCTATATTATCTCCTCTATGTAACATATCAAATGTTTTTTTATCATAAACAAATTCTTCAAATTCTATTCCTTTAAGCGAATATTTGTTTATTTCGTATAGTTGTGATAAACCACGACTTGATAAAATATCTATTTTAAAATTCTTATCTTTTGCCACTTCATGCTTATTCATATTTATCTGTTTTAAAGATGAAGATGAAGATGAACTATTAATTAATATTTCTTCTGGAACACCAGATGGGTAATAAACTATGCCCCCACAGTGCAAAGAATAACATTTAAATGTATTATCTAATTTATTTTTTTCTAAGTTTATGAATTGCTGCGTTTCTTTTGATAAACCCTTTAGTTCCTTATTAATATCATTCTTTCCTATAAATTTACGAATACCCGCATTTCTTATTGCTTGTCTTAATGCGGATTTTTCGTGATAATATACATGATTACTAATTCTAGCTACTTTTCCTGGCCATTGTAATTCTATTTTTAAAAAGACTTCATCACGTAAGTTATGTGGAAAATCTAAATCAATATCCGGCAAATTATTTCTATATTCATTTAAAAATCTTGAAAACTTAATATTGTTTAAAATTGGATCAATATGGCTGATCCCTAGCAAATAACATACTAAAGAAGAACCACAAGACCCTCTTGTTACATGTGGTATATTCTTTGTAATATTAAGAATTTGAATTGCTTGTATAAGATGAGAAATTAGATTTTTTCTATTCAGCAAATTTAACTCGTATTCTAATCGTTCTCTATATACAGGAAGATTAGAAGGAATTTTTCTAACAAATAATTTTTGAATATCAGAATTACTAGAATCTAATAATTCTGGAACTATGTATCTATTAATATTATTTTTTGTCATTGTAAGTGTATTTATTTTAATTAATTTATTATTTTTCATTGATACTGTGATATAATTATATTTCCAAGGAAATACATTATTTGGCAATTTGAGGTAATCATTTAATTTATTACATATTGTATAAGAATTTTTTGCTTTTATATCAATTATTAATCCAAACTTCTTTCTTCTGCTTGCATCTAATCTTAAAACACGTCCAATACATTGAACAAAAACTTTTGGTGATCTATTCTCAACTTTATCAAGAAATACACAACAGTCCAAATTTTTTATATCAGATCCTTCTCTATGTTTACATGCACAGAATAAAATAGCTTTAGAATCTGCTTCTCTAAATTCATTATAAGATTTAAAATTATTATTCGCTAAACTAGTATCAATACAAATAAGATAATCTGGGAAATATTTTTGCCAATTTTCAGCCAGATGAAAGCAGGATTCTATCATACCACACCATATAATTATTTTTTTATAAATTATATGTGGTTTTTCAATCAATTGCTTCGTCAAATCTATAATCTCATCTTGCTCAATCATTTGATCACACGTGAACCATTTTATTTTTGGTGGAACAATTACGTCATCCATATAAGAATCGTAAATTGAATATTGCGATAAAATATTATCAAATGGTTTATATGTTAGCTCGGGTGTAGCAGAAAATCCGATGCATTTTGGTATAACAGATGATTTTAGAAAGTGTTCATAGAATAATCTTGTTGTTTCATTTGTAATTGTATGACATTCATCATGTATTATTAAATGAATTGGTATTTTAATCTTTTTATATTTATCACTTGAAACTAAATAAGCACGATTAATAATCAGGAGTAAAGGTTTATTCCAAAATTTGGATGAGTTAACACTATGATACCAATTATCCAGCTTATATTCAGAAAAATTAAGAACATTGAATTTTTTCATTATTGATAAAAAGTTACGTTCTTTTATATTATTTATATTGAACTGTTCAATAAGTATAGATTTTTTCTCACAAATCCATAATATATTAGCTTTGGGATATTTTTCATGAAAATTATTGATTAAATTCATTCCTATCCATGATTTTCCAGTTCCTGTTGCATGAAAATGAACGCCTGATTCAAAATCATTGTCTTCCGAAGCTTGTAGTGCTTTAAATTGATTAGGTCTTAATTTGATTGATTGATACATTGAATTATTATTACCCCAATTTAGTATGAGCTAGTAATAATTCAATTTTTTTACTTTATTCTATATTCCATTTCTCGGTAAATTCTTCACCAATTATATCTTTTCCAATTTGAACTATATAAATTAATAATTTTAATTTCAACATATTTCCTATATTACTAGCACCCAGGTCTGCCTGATCTTTTAATTTTATAGCTATATTCTTATTTAAATAATTTCTTATTGTATTTATAGTGTAATTAGAATAATCAATGTAACTATTTTTAAATTCAACTGCTATATTCTCATAACTATGATATCTTTCCTTTTTGAACCAATTATTACAACAATTTTCCCAATTTAGTTTCAATGTCTCATCAATTTTTCCATTTATATTCATTAAATAATAAAATAAAAAATCAGATTTTACTTGGTTACAAAATGAATGTGAAGGTCGTAAACTATATAAATATAAAGTTTCAGGTCCTTTTTCAGAAATAGTTTTTTTCATTATTTTTGCGCTTTGATTTAAGGTTCCAATTATATCACCAACTCCAGGTGGAAAAACATGCTCATCTTCACCACATTTGCTATTTAAATATATTCTTTCCTTATTATTTTGCCAAAAATAATGATAAATATCACAATTACAAATCCAACATTTAGCACATTGTTGTTTAAAAACATTATTTTTAATTTTTTCACCAATATCTTTTGCTTCTTCAACTGTTTGTAATTTCCATTTATTACTACTATCTTTTTTATATAAATAATTATTTTTTCTATTTTTAATACATTTTTTTATCCACTCTATTTCAGGCTCTTCACACTTTATTCCTGGCTCTTTATTTTTTTCAAAACTACTAATATATTGATCATTCGGATTTCCAAAATTGGTACCTAGTCCGGTAACACTTGCTAACGCTTCTCCTGTAAAATCAATTCGCAATTTATTTTTTAATTTTTCCTTAAAATCAATAGATGGAAAAATGGTTAAAGCAAAATTAAAAAATTCTTTTCTATTAAAATCTGTCTGATTAGAATCATTAAAAACACTAGTATTAAAGTATTTATCTAAAATATTTTTATTATTTTGAAAAATCTTAAAACCACGAGCCTGTAATAAACATAAAAAATATTTATAATAATTATTTAGATTTATATTTGTTTCTTGATCTCTAGGAATCTCTATAAATTGATTACCTAATTTATCATATAAATATTCTCGCAAATTTTTTCCATTTAGCCTATTTTTTTCTAACTTTTTTAAGTATTCTATTATTATGATAGGAAATTGTATTAAAGAAACTCCTACAATAACATCGTTGGTATCAGGTGTTTTTATTTTATTATAATCTCCAAGTGGTGTATTTACAACTTGTTGTATAATTCTTGGAGGACTTTGAAAAGGTGATTCTTTTGTTTCACATTCATTATTTTCTCCGCTATCTTGAATTAAAACTGATACCCAAGCATCACAATTCGGATTTACTTCTTCCTTATATTTTCCAATTATTTCTTCATTTTCTTCATTATTATAAATTACATTTATTTCTTCAGGTATTAATTGTAATTGTCTATTGGTAGGAGCACCTCTCATTTCCAAACCAGGCTCATATTCATTATGAATTGGGCTTAAAATATAATCAGAAGGATAAATTTTTTGTCTTTTTTTATTTGAAAAAAGACTTAACATTCCTCCTTTTTTTTGCTTTTTACTTTTTCTTTTACTTTTACTTTTACTTTTGTAATATTTGGTGCTTTTATTTCTTGTATTTTTTCTCGTTTTATATTTACCCATTAACATATAAATATAAAATATATTTTTATTTTTATGATATTTTATTTATTTTTACATTCCAAAGCTGGAAAAACTATTCAAAACTGGCACTGGCATGTAGTCTGGATTGAATGCGTTGTAGTTAGGCACTTTTTTGCAGTCAAATGCTGGTTCAGGACACCTCGAGCACGGTGGACAAGGCGGACACTTTGTCACATCATTGTTATCAGGACATTGAACTATTGGATCAGGACATTTTGGGCATACTGGCGGAACAACTTGAGATTTCAAAATATATAAATCTTCTTGACCAGGTAAAATCATACTTTTTGGAATACCTTGTGGTAAAGAATTCATATATGCTGAAGAATCATAAGTAGAATAGGTGTTTCCTCCTGGTCCTGTAATTGTATTACTTGAATAAGGATTAATATTGGCAAACGCATTATTATAATCAGATCCTGTTGTATTAGAATCTGGAGAATATTGATTTATAGTTGAGTCTTGACTAGTTTGAGAATCTTTATTATTTGATTTGTATACTAATTTTGATCCATTTGGTAAAGTAATTTCTACAGCTTTGCTACCATCTTTTAATGTAATTATTTTAGCTGAACCACCATTAGGACCATAATAGTTTTGAACATTCATATTTGTATTCGTATCATTATTTATATAATATATATCCGTTGTTCCATTTTTGTTAGTTATCACAATTGTATTATTGCTTGGAGTTTGAATAATTCTTGCAGTCCCTCCATTAGGACCATAAAATATTGACGGATAGGACGAACCATCGTAATGATTATAATTATCATAATTTGTAGAAGAATTATTATTAGAAGAATTATTATTATTAGAATTATTATTAGAAGAATTATTATTAGAAGAATTATTATTAGAAGAATTATCTGACGTAAATGTTATTTGGTTTCCATTATTATCTTTAGTCATAAAATTTGTTACACCTGACGAATCTGCACTTAATAGTCCTGTTGAACCATCTGGACCTGTAAACATAATTGATGATCCCATATTGTTTTGCTTTGTATCAGATTGATAATATGTTTGTGTAGAACCTGAGCTATCAGTAACAACAGAAACACTTTGACCGTTAGAATCTTTTGTAATTACAGCATTAGAACCATTAGGAGCAGTAAATGATTGAGAATCAGAGAAACCTTCCTTTATTCCGTTATAAAATTTACTTCCTCCTAAAATTGAAAATAAAATTAGTCCTAATAATAAAATTACAAAAAATATTAATAATTTACCAGTCATTGTATAATTTATAATGCGAAAAAACTTTTTTTAAAAAATTGATTTTAAATTTTTGGAATTTGTTTTTAATCAATATTATTATTTATGTCTGAAAATGGAAAACCACTAATTAAAAGAGTAAAATTAGAAAAAGGCACTTACAATATCGTTTTATCCAAATGTTTTAATGAAGATCCTTTAATTATTGAAATTGGAATTGATGAAGCTGGAAGAGGTCCAATGTTTGGACGTGTATATGCAGGAGCAGTTGTTTTACCTAAAGATGATAGTTTCAATTACTCTTTATTAAAAGATAGTAAAAAATTTCATAGTAAAAAGAAAATTGAAGAATCTGCTGAATATATTAAACAACATGCTCTAGCTTGGTCTATTGAATATGAAGATGAACATGTAATTGACGAGATAAATATATTACAAGCAACTCAATCTGCTATGCATAAATGCATTAAAAATATACTAAAACAATTATCAAAAGATGATAAATTTATAAATAATGAAAATATACTTTTGTTAGTTGATGGGAATTATTTTAAACCTTATACAATACTTAATAAAACCAAAACAAAAATGGAGACTATAAAATACCAAATGATTGAAGGTGGAGATAATTTATATTGTAGTATTGCGGCGGCATCCATATTAGCAAAAGTAGGAAGAGATAAATATATTGAGGAACTTTGTTTAAATAATCCAGAATTAATTGAACATTATGGAATAGATTCTAACAAAGGATATGGTTCTAAAAAACATATGGATGGAATTAAACAATATGGAATTACTAAATGGCATAGAAAAACTTTTGGTATCTGTAAAGAATTTGTATAAATGATATTTGATATTTGATATTTTATATAATAATTTTTTTATCTTATTATATAAATAAATGGTAAAAATATTAGTCTTTGACACTGAAACAACAGGTTTACCTCCGTTTCAAATTAGCGAAGATAAAATTCCGCCTATAAAAAATGGAAATAAATGGGAAACCTATCAAGAGTATACTGAACGATTAAATGAAATTAGACAAGCAAGTGATCTAGAAAAACATTACATAGAAAATGAACCGGAAACCCTACAAAATTATAAAGATACATGGGCATATATTGTTCAGCTTAGTTATATTTTTTTTAATACTGATAATAATGAAACTATCGTTAAAGATATTTATATTAATATTCCTGAAAAATTTACAACTCCTGAATATTTGGCTCAAGCACATCCAATTACTAAACTAGCTATTGAATCCGGATTACAAAATGGAATTGAAAGAGTAAACATGGATTCAGCAATTACTCAATTTATGGATTATTTTAACCAATCAGATGTTGTAACTGGACATAATGTTGAATTTGATATGAATATGTTGTTAGCAGAATGTGCTAGAACGGAACAAAGAGATTTTTTTGATCATATTATTACATCAAGAGACAAATTTTATTGCACCGCATGTAAATCCATCAATAGTGTAAAAATTTGTTACACATATAACTGTAAAAAAACACCTCCTATTTTTAAAATGCCAAGATTAAATCAAGCATATTTCAGAATGTTTGGATATGCTCCTAAAGAAGAAGCTTTACATAATGCTTTAATTGATGTTGTAGCATGTTTAAGAGTATTTTATCGTTTATGGTTTCAAGGAATTCATTTTGATGAAAATTATGAAGTTCCAGTATGTGGTGTTGGAGAACCAGATATTTATATTCTTTTGAAAGATTTAAATCCTATCAATCCAATTGTAAAAATTGTTAACGAATTTACCCCTGATGGAACAAATCCTGAAGGCGTTGGAGAAATTGGATTAAAAATGTGCGATTTAATTGATAATGATCTATTAGAATCACAAATGACAGGAAGAAATATTCAAGAAATAAGAAATGAAAATAATGCAAATAGCAGGTTAGGAAGATACAAGCGTATTACTGGAATAAATTATGTGAGTTTTCCAAAAAAAGCTGGCTCTAAAAAGAGAACAAAAAGAAGAAAGACAACAAAAAGAAAAAAATCATTAAAAAAAAATGTAAAAAAAACTAAATAATCTTATCTTTATGCAGAACACATTTCACATATTTCTTCTTGTTTCTCTATTACATCTGGCTCAATTGTAAACTGTTGAGCCTGATGTTTTGCCTTTCTTCTTAAATAATAAATTCCTGTTTTTAATCCTTTATCCCATGCATAAAAATGCATTGATGTTAGTTTATTATAAACAGGTTCTTCCATCCACAAATTTAAACTTTGACTTTGACATATAAATGCACCTCTATCAGCAGCCATATCAATTAAATGTTTCATTGGAATTTCCCAGACAATCTTATACTTATTTCGCAGAACCTCAGGAATAATGCTTAATTGTTGAATTGATCCCTTATTTGCAATTATATTATTTTTTATTTGTTCATTCCATAATCCCAAATTAATTAACTCTTTCATTAAATATTTATTTACAACTACAAATTCTCCTGCTAATGTGCTTCTTGAATAAATATTACTTGTTAATGGTTCAAAACATTCGTTATAACCTAAGATTTGTGATGTTGAAGCGGTTGGCATTGGAGCAACTAAAAGAGAATTTCTTAATCCATTTTTAACAATTGATTGCTTTAAACTTGACCAATCGTAACGACTACTAGGCATAACATTCCACATATCAAATTGGAGAATACCTTTTGAAGCTGGAGAACCCTCAAAAGAACTATAAGCACCAAGTAAATTTTGATTTTCAGTTAATCTTGATGAAACAGAAGTTTCTTCTTCTTTTTTAATATAATTAGTGATTTCTTTACCACATAATATCAATTCTTGAATTCTTTTTCCTTGTTCTAATGAAATTTCATTACTTTTTTCTAAGGCTGCATGATATATTGTTTCAAAAATAAATTTATTGATTTCTTTTGCTTCTTCAGAATGAAAAGGAATATCCATCATAATAAAAGTATCAGATAACCCTTGAACACCTATTCCAATAGGTCTATGTCTAAAATTACTTGTCTTCGTTTTTTCTGTAGGATAAAAATTAATATCAATAACTTGATTTAGATTATTAGTTACAACTTTTGTAATTTCATGAAGTTTATCATAATCAAATTGTTTTGTTTCTTCGTTTACAAACGCTGGTAAAGCTATTGATGCAAGATTACACACAGCAGTTTCTTTCTCATTAGAGTACTGAATTATTTCACAGCATAAATTAGATGATTTAATTGTGCCAATATTTTGTTGATTTGATTTTTTATTGCATGCATCTTTGTAAAGAATATATGGATTACCAGTTTCCATTTGTGAATCTAGAATAGAAAACCATAAATCACGGGCATTTAAAGTTTTTCTTGCCTTACCTTCTTTTTCATATTTTTCATAAAGTTTGACAAACTCATCTCCATAAACATCACTTAAACCAGGACATTCATTTGGACAAAAAAGACTCCACTTACCATTTTTTTCTTTCACTCTTTCCATAAACAGATCTGGAATCCATAAAGCATAAAATAAATCACGTGCTTTTAATTCTTCATCTCCATGATTCTTTTTTAATTCCAAAAAATCTATTATATCCGCATGCCAGGGTTCTAAATAAATAGCAAATGAACCGTTACGTTTTCCACTTTGATTTACATATCTTGCTGTATTATTAAAGACACGCAACATTGGAACTAAACCATCAGTTTTTCCATTAGTGCCCTTAATATGAGAATCTTTTGCTCTAATATTATGAATATGTAATCCAATACCACCAGAATATTTAGAAATTAAAGCGCAATCCTTTAATGTATTATAGATACCATTAATACTATCATTTTCCATAGCAACTAAATAGCAACTAGATAATTGCGATCTAGGAGTGCCTGCATTGAATAATGTTGGTGTTGCATGAGTAAAATATTTTTGTGACATTAAATCATAAGTTTCTTTGACGAGATTTAACGAATCAGAATTGATGTATTTTCCATGGATTCCAATTGCTACACGCATCCACATATGCTGAGGACGTTCTAAAATTTTGTTTTCCTTTTTAAATAAATATGCCCGTTCTAGGGTTTTGAATCCAAAATAATCAATTAAATAATCTCTATCATTAACAATCATGGAATTTATATCTTCTTTGTAAAATTTTAAAAAATTCCATAAATCTTCATTAACTAGTGGATAATTTAAACCATGAACATCATTAAATTCATATAATTCCTTCATTACATTATAAAAAATAGGATCGGTATTTTTCTGATGATTTGATATAATAATACGACCTGCTAAAGTTGCATAATCTGGATTCAAAGTAGACATAGACGCACACTGTTCTGCTGCTAATTCATCAATTTTAGTTGTTGGTATTTTATCATAAAGCTGATCAATAACTTTCATAACTAACTGTTGATAATTAATTTGAATTTCAGCTTCAATACCGATTTTTTTAATTCTATTTAAAATCTTATCAAATTCAATTTCTTCCAATTCGCCATTTCTTTTTGTTACATACATATGATTAGTTTCCATTATATTTATATTAGTTAATAGGCTTTTAATTTTAAGTCAATTTTTATTCAAAATGTAAATTATCTTTTTATAAATATATATTATATAATGAAATACATTTTTTATAAAACATGCATAATGTTAATATTAGTTATATCATTAGGATTATATTTAGCTCCTTTTTTAAAATTTGTAGAGGGTTTTGATTCAGGTGATTTAAAAACACCTGGAACTTATCCAATATCCGTTGATCAAGCAATATTAAATGATTTTCCAAAAATTGGTAAAAATCAGACATCTCTTAATAATTATAGTGATATTTGGTGGCACTATCCAGTTTTTAAAGTAGGATCTTATAAACAAATTACAAATAATATACGATATCCTTATAATCCTGATGAGGGAACCTGTGTTCGCGCTGATTTTTGTAATGCTGTTTATTACAATAAAAAAAATACAAAAACCAATTATGTAACTCCCTTACCCCCAGCAGAAGAAGGTCCTGGAGCTAGAGTTGGTTATTTTAGATCAGAACCAAATGAATTATATTTTTCCATTCCTACAAATGAAAATATTTTATATTAATCTAATCTAATTTAGTTAAAGTTATTTTACCTATATCTTTATTATGTTGCAATAAACATTTTCCAACAGGAGGGCTGCTACTTGTAAAATCAAGAATATTATCATTTTTTTGTTTTTCCCTTTTATTAGGAGCACGATGGTCAAATCCAGAAATTCTTTCTTTTTCAATAACTTGCCAAATTTCACCTAATTCTCCTATATTATCCTTAAACCACTGATTATTTCTACATACCAAAACACAACTAATAATATCTAATTTCCAATAAATTGTTTTCATATAAACATATTTATATTTATCAGATTCTTGATAATATTCTAATGATTTCTCTTCCCAATCTTCAATATCATAAGGATGAACAATATCAAGAGGTTTATATACATAAAATGGTTTGCCTTCCTTGGTATGAAAATATATAATAATTCCTTTCATTTTTTCATCTTTTGATAAGCATACATTATTAAATTCGTTACCATCTTCATCTTCAAATATCTCAGTTAAAGTATCTTCTATATAAGTTTGTTTATCAGAATATTCAATAAATTTTGTTTCTAAAAAATCACATTCATTAAGATTACAAACTTCCATTTGAAGTTGCATTTGTATCCAATATTCTTTTTTTGGAATTCCATCAATTTCACGATTTACTATATTCTTTATTTCTAACATTCTTCCATACCGTTGTGAGTCATTTTTAACATTAATACCATCTGGAGATGCTCCTATAAACAAATAATTATCATGCTGAATACACCCAAAATCTTCTACCTCAGTATTATAAGTATATTCATAAATTTTGACAGATAAAGGCTCGTATTTTTGACCCCAATGTAGAGAGGTATTTGTATTGACCATTACTATTTCCTTTACACTTTCATTTTGATCAATATATAAATTATGATTTAATGGTTGACATTTTTCATAAATTAATTGATTTTTAGTAGTTTGATTTTCAAAAGCTTTATATGCGTTGGATGCAGTTATCAGATTATGTCTAAATTCATACCATTCCTTGGTTCTTTGTTCAGGTTGTGGTTTTTTTCTTAAAATATCTATTTTAACACTTAACTCTTCATAATTTGGTTCGGTTAAAATTATTGTATCAGGATATGATCTTGGAGGAATAAAATATTTAAATAAATCGTTTTTAGCTTGATCAATAATTTCTTCCATTTCTTCCTCAGCTTCATCATTGTAAAATATATCAAAATCAAAATGCGAGTGCATTATTTCTTCAATATTTTCATCAAATATGCTTTCAAATTCTGGGTCTGAGATTATTTTATGATTATCTTTTATAAATTCTTCCATAATATTAATACAAGTCTGATATAATTCCAATGTTTCTTCTTCGTTAAAATATTTATGATCATCCATTGGAATTATATTATCGGTAATATCTATCAAATCTTCCATAATATATTTATTTTTATATAATAAATTACATTTAACTCATTATATAAAAAATAATTCAATTTTTTTGCGTTTTTACATTTTTACGTTTATTCTTCCTTCTCGGAATCATATTCTAAAGTTTTAACATTTTTAACTGTTCCTTGTTTTTTCTTAGGAGTTAAACCTCTAACAGTTGAAACCCGCTTATCCATATTTTTTAATGTAAAATGATTAATTGGTTTATTATAGTGCAGAGCTGGTATATCTTTTATTTCTCCAGTTTCTTTATTATAATTTACATCTTTTACTCTTTGTAACTTTTTTCTATCTAAGCAGTCTCTAAAAAAAATGATTAAACTATCATATTCTTCATCTGTCAAATTATTCTCTTTCTTATAATTTTCTGCAAAAAATGTTAGTTTTTTTATTTTTGCAGTTTTGTCTAATTTACTCCATGGTTCAAAAGAATTATTGTTCTTTTCATTTTCTAAAAATTTATCCAGATTTGTTAAATCGCTTGAAGATTTGGTTTCGGGCCATTGAACACCATTTAATATCATTGTTTTATATTTTATACTTTTTAATTCATGACAATCACTTATTTGTTCTTCTTTATTCATTTATATAATATTATGTTCAACTAATTTTAACTTGGTTTTTTATATTAATATTTATATTAATAGCTACTATATTTATAAAATCTTTTTAGATTATTTTTTTTATGAATTAAAATATAAAATAATGTTTTTAATATAAGTAAATATGGATTATAATTTAAATTTAGAGAATTCTGATATTAAAAAAATAATTATTAATGAAACTATTAATAAAAAAAATAATAATAAAAAAATAATTCAAGAAAAAGTAAAGGAAAAAAAAATGAGAGTTGAAACTAAAACTTGGGGATTAAATGATACTGACTTAAACCATGAAACACAATTAAATATTTTAAATTCTATCTTAAATAAAAACTCTGAAAAAAATAAATATAATTCTATATTTATTTCACATATAAAAAATAAAATATCCAGCTATAAACAACAAGATATTCTCAAAAAAAGATTAAATGAACAATCATTTATAAATTTTGATGAAGTTTTAAAACTTTTAAACTCTAGTAATATGAAATGTCATTATTGCTCTGAAGAAATGTATATTTTATATGAAAGAGTTAGAGAATTAAAACAATGGTCTTTAGATAGAGTCAATAATAATATAGGACATAATTTTGGTAACTTAGTTATTGCTTGTCTTGAATGTAACTTAAAAAGAAGAAGAACTAACAAAGATGCTTTTATGTTTACTAAAAATTTAGTAATTACACGAGAAGGTTTATAATTTAGTTTATTATTATATTATTAAAAAAAATACTATAATAATGAATCATTGGAAATGGAGTAAAGGAGAACCTTATTATAAGAGTGCTAGATTAGAAAAAAAAGAGGATCTAAAACAAGAAAAAGAATATGATTCCGGTCAAAATGCAATTAGTCAATCTTTAGCAGAAGACTTCTTTTCAAATCAAGATAATGAATTAATTAGTATTACGAATTCCATTTTTTTAAAAAATGAAAATTCTAATGGCACAAATCGTGAGGATTTAGATATTAAAATGGCTGATCGTGAAATGATATCTCAAAGAGGTGTTAATCCTTTTTTACAAACTAGTTATGTTAATGATATTGTAACTCGTGATATGTTTTTAAAACCTCTAAATACATCACAAGATAGAATAAAAAATACTGATACTTAAATACTCTTAACACACATTGTATATAGCAATCTATTTGCTAAATATCCCAGAAATGTATTAAATAATATTAAAAATGAATTAACGATAAATAAGGAGTTTATTTTTTTGTAATGCATAATAATAAATGTTGCAATTGAAAATAAACTGATGACAAATAAAATTCCAAAAAATACTGCTAAAATTAAGAAATAAACGCAATATTCTCTTGGTAATGGTCCAAAGTAACTATTCATAAATGAATTCATTTTATTATAATATAATATAAAATTATTTTTTTACATTATATTTTTCAAAAAATTATTTTTCAAAAAATTACTTAGTAAAATTTTTATATGATCTAAATCGTTTTAAAACTGAAGCTACTTCAACTTGTGCTTGTAAAGTTTTAATTTTACTTTGTTGGTCTAAAATCTCATTAACTAAATCTCCAATTGTAGGAAGAGCATCATCTGCAGCTTTAACTGCAACTTGAGCTCTTTCTCTAGCTTTTTTACTGCATCAGCATCTGCTTTAGCTTTTTTTTCAGCTGCGGTTGCAGCGGCTGCCGCAGCATCTGCCGCTGGCTTTTTAGTTGGATCTAAAGCAGCTTGTTTAGCTAAATCATCGCCCTTAAAAAAAGCTTGTAACCTTGCAGCAGCACTAGCTGAGGCAACTGCAGAAGCATTTTTTAAATCTGCTGTTGCAGAATCGGAAATTGATTTTTTAGCAGCATATTCTGAAATAGAATTTACACTAGTAGTTACAGGATTATTAGAGGAATTAGAATTTGTTTCCTGAGACAGATAATCCGTTACATAGTTATTGACTGCACCTGATTGACTGTAAAAATAAACAGGAGATGTAAAACTTCCAGAAAGCAGAATTCCAGATGAATCATTAATTTCTGCAGTAAGTGTAAAGTAAAGATTGTTATTAATTGATGTATTACTAAAAAGAGCTATTCCGTATGAATTAGGTGTATTATTCTCGTTAAAAAAAATTACTGAATTATATCCAGTAAAATTATTATTACCACTAATTTGACCATTTGATGATAGCCAAGCGTCACTACCCTGTGAAGATGCGGTATAATATAAAACTCCAGAAATTGAAAAATTAATGCTTGAGCAAGAAATAGTCATGGTCCCACACTCAATCTCTGTAGGAGAACTTCCCATATAATAATACTTAAGAATATAATATAAAATTATTTTTTACATTATATTTTATTTTTTTAAGACAGCTCCAATTCTTTATTAATCTGAGATTCTAAATTATTACTTTTTTGCTACTGAACTATTAAAACCTACTTTAGAGTTTAGGGGAATCCCATTTATTAGAACTAAATATGTTTGGAATAACAAGTCTTTTTGATCTTCCGACAAAATCAACTTTCTTTTCTAAAACATAAGCTCTATCATCTAAATCATCAGCTCCGACTTCTAAATGTGTAACTCTTTTAACTATCTCCGAAGAACCGGCTGTTAAACCACCAACAGTTAGTTCTAAACCTTTAACAGTTTGCTCTAAATCTTTAATTTTTTTAGCCAAAATAGTTTTAACTGAAAGGTCATTAATAGCTTGTAGAACTTTATCATTCTCTGCTGCACCATTAGCTTCTAAAGTTGATAAATCGCCTGATAATTCATTAAATGTTTTGAGAGCTATTTCATATTTTGCTTGAGCTTCAATTTGTAATTGTTGAGCCCTATCAAAATCTTTTTGTGCTTCAAGTTGATTTGCTTCATTTGTTTCAAGTTGAGTTTGAATATTAACTAGATTTTGTTCATAGCTATCAAGTAAATTTTGAAATTCAGATTGATTTTTAAGAACTGTTATTAACGCAACATCTGCAAGTCCAAGCGCGATTTCAGCTTCTTTAACCTTTCCTAAAGCTTCTTGATATTCAATATTATCAGCAGGATTAACAAATTCTAAAAATGATACAGCTTCCTGCAATGCAGTTTCTAAATCTCTAACTGAAGCTTGAGCCATTTCAACGTCTTTAGTTTTTTTTACTACTTCTGGTCTAAAATTTGTAATTAAAAATTTTCTTCTTCCCTCTTCTTCTTTTGCCACTTTAACTGTATTAATTGCATTTGTAAGTGCATTAGAAGAAACAGCTAGATTTTTATTACCTAGATCAAGATCATTTCTTCTTATATCAAGAGACTTTCTAGCAGATTCAACTTTAGTCTCAGCACTAGTAACTAAACTCTTAATATTCTCTACGGCTTTTACAGCTTCTTTAATATCAGCAAGAATTTCAACAACTAGATGTGTCATTTTATAAATTATCATAATATTATATTTTTTACACAAATTATTTTATAGAAATATTTATTCTAGATATAAATAATTAATTATTTAATTATGAACTAATTAACTATATTTTTCCAATTTACATAATTTTCATTAATAATTATTATTCTATTCATTTGTAAAAAATCAAATTTATTAATTTTAATTTTAAACCGTTTTATTACACCATTGCACATTTAAAACGCCCACTTTAAGTAGGCGTTCTTTGAACGTGCTTTGGTAACTGTTACTTTGCTACTGATAATTTGCCTTTTTTACCCGATAAATCGTCAAAGGCGATCTCAGGGTTATATAATCGGCGATTTGAAAGTGCAAAGGTGTAAAATTAATAATAATACAAAAAAATACGCATAGATTTTTAATTTATCCTTCTAAATTATTATCAAGCAAACCCAAATCTCTTTCTGCCCTTAAATTTCTCTATCACTTCTTTCATTTCTTCTACTTGTTTACTTAAATCCTGAATTGCATTTATCATAGCCGGAATCAACTGTTCATAAGATACTGTTTCCCCGACAAACCCTCCTCTAAGAGCTTCATTTGTATATAATGCATAATCTTTATCAGTAGCTTTATCAGAATCTTTATCAGAATTTAGAGCAGCTTTTACATCTTTAGCATTTAAACCTAAATATGTTCTTGAGGTTTTATCAATAGGATTAGAATTTAAAGTTTGAAATTGAATTGGTTTTAATTTATTTATAAAATTTAGGCTTAAAGAGCAAGGTTCAGAATTTTTCTGAAAACGTGGATCAGAGGATTTAATTTGTGATGGAAAAAATTGATGCACAGTTTGAAGATCTGTTCCCAAAACAACTTGATAACTATTTGTTGCTTGTGTTTGACTACCAAGACAAGTAGTCCAATCCCAATAAAGGTTAGTTTTACCATCTAAAGGTTTACCAGCCCATCTTCCTAACGCTGAATTATTAGATCCAAAATTATAAGTTAAAGCAGATGATCCTATAGCTGTATTATTAATACCTACAAGATTATCACTTAAGGCAGCATATCCGTATGCCGAATTTGCGCTTCCAGAGATATTATTAATCATTCCATTATGACCAATACCAGTATTAAAATCCCCAGATTCATTAAATCCTAAAACACCATTTCCTATAGAAACATTTCTTTTACCTTTTATTAATTGAATTTTATCTTGAGCAACTAAATTTCCCAAACAACTATTTCCTAAACTAATATTTCCTAGTAAATTTTTATTTGTAAAACTAGATGGGTTACCATCATAATCTGCAATTGTTGATAAACCAACTCTTATAGAAGAATCATTTACATCAATTGTTTTTTTTATTTTGCCTGGATCAGTGGCTCTAAAATATTCTTTTATATAAGTATTATCTAAATCGGCAATTTTTACTCCTTGTTCCTCAATTTTTACTCCATGTTCCTCAATTTTTAATCCCTGTGCGTCAATTTTTAATCCCTGTGTATCAATTTTTAATCTCTGTTCCTCAATATTTCCCATCTGTGCTGCAATATTTACCATTTGTTCCTCAATTTTTAATCCCTGTGCGTCAATTTTTAAACCCTGTTCTTTAATATTTACCATCTGTTCTGCAATATTTACCATCTGTTCCTCAATTTTTACAACTTGTGCATCAATTTTTACTTGTTGATTATCAATTTTTACTTGTAGATCGTCTATTTCTACTTGTTGATCGTCAAATTTTAATTCCTGTTCCTCAATTTTTACACCTAGAATCGCAATATCATTTACAAATTTTAATTTTGAATTTGTTATAATTTCATCTATTTTTTTTATAATACAATCTTTTGTTTTTTGTTTTAAACATCCTAAATAATCTTTAAAAAAATCTTCTTCTTCTTCTTCACCTGGCTTTCTTTCTTCTTCCGGATGTCCTTTCATAATAAATACATTGATTAAAATTTTTTCAAAAAAAATATACAATTTAGTTTAAAAACTACTTAAAAAATTTCATGTTAGTTTAAATAATGAATAACTCAACTTATACAACGCAGAATGATTTACTATTAAAGAATCTGCTAAATTTTTATAATACTAATTTAGATGGGGAATTTAATCCAAATAATAATTTGGATAAAATGTTAAGAATAATTACTGGAGATTCAAAAATTTCATTAAGAATTGTTGATTGGTTTGCTACTAATTATGCTAAAAAATATTATACTTTATATATAATTGATCAAACTCATGATAATATAGCAAGACGATTTAAAGTATATGATGATTATAAATTAAAATTAAAAGCATATAGTAAGAAACGTTTTGATCCATTTTGTAGATGGGAACGTATTAGTATACCTTATACAAATGGTAAATATATTGAAACTACAATTGGTCAATTGAATTTCTTCAAATGGGCATTAGAAAATAGAGTTATTGAATATATTGAATCTAATTATGAAACAATTGAAAAAGATATGAATAATCGTAATAGCACTTCTAAACGTAAGGAATTAACTTTGGATAATACCAAAACTAGGAAGAAAAGAGAGGAACTATCAATTTCGGCAACTAAAAGTATTAAAAAAGAAAAGGTTGAAATTGTAGTTCAGTTTAATTAACTTTTTAGAATATTATATAAAATATTTTATAAAATATTATATAAAAAAATATATTATTTAAAAATTATTAATATAAATATAAATATGGGTAATACTCAATCAATGAAAAAAATTAATTTTGAAGATATGCAAACTATAATTAAAAATCCAGAATTGTATTTAATAATTAATACATTATCTATTTCTGATCAAAAATGTTTAATTATCAATACAACTTTGGCAGAAGAAGAAGAAATAGTAATTAATAAATACTTAAAAAAAAATAAAAATATAAGAATTATTATTTATGGGAAAAATTGTAATGACGAATCCATTTACAAAAAATACAAACAATTATTATCTCTTGGTTTCTACAATATTTTTATTTTTATTGGAGGTATGTTTGAATGGTTAATGTTACAAGATATATATGGTAAAGAATTATTTCCAACAACAAAAGAAGAATTAGATTTTTTAAGATATAAACCTAATTCAATTCTTAGTATTGCTTTATTGGAGAATTAAAAAATTTGTATTGTGCTACTTATTCTATTTATTTCCAAACTAACAAATTAGTATAATAAATCCAAAATCCTATGCCTATTAAACATTTTGCTATTAGATCTAAAATATTCAATATAATATTTTTATATTCTATTGGGAATTCATAAACTATACCATAAAATGACCAGAAAAAAACATAAAATCCTAATAAAAATTTATTTACTGAGTTATTATATGGTTTTACATATCTAATATAAATTATATAGAACATTGCAAAAAATGGAATAAATCCACCTATTAATGCTACAATACGATTTATTACTTGTATTTCACCTAAATAACCCAATAATAACATAGTATAATTTAATGCAATAATAAGCATCATAGATGAAAATCTAACTTTTTTATTTACATTATGGGTTAACACTATACAAAGACCTAATAACATAATAGGAGTTGTAATAGACCAATCCAAATATCTAGTTTTTGTTATATCTTCCCAATCAATAGATTTTCCTTCTTTTTCATATGTATCTAGTTTTGATATAAAAGTAGAATAAAAATATCCAGCAACTATTGAAATTACAGTTTCTAAATTCATAATATGACGCACATTTGGAATAGAAGTTCTTAGAGCTTCAATTAATGTAATTGTTCCAGTAGTAAGTAATAATATATAAGTTAACATAAAAGATCCTTTTAATGTATAAGTAACTAATTGTTTTCTTTCTATAGCAACTTTTAATGATGATATATTTGAAGAATCTACATTATTCATAGACATATTTATATAAATATATAAATATATAAATATATAAATATATAAATATATAAAAATTTTACAAAACTTATTTACTATTTTTCTAATGCAATTTTTGATAATTCATTAGCTCTTTTAGTATCATTTATGTAATTAAAATCTATATATTTAAATGATTTTTTAAGATCGTTGATTTTTTCTAATAATAATAATAATAATTTTGAGTCAACTTTTAACAAATTATTAATTTGCTTTATTATTATAATATTATCACAACAAACAGATAATATTTTTATATTATCATCAATTGCATGTTCAAGACCAATAATTAAGGCATGATAATATATTTCCTCAAATAATAAGTTGCTTCCAATATATCTTGATTGTCCCCATACTTCTTCATTGTTTTTATACAAAACTAAACCAATAGAATTTAATTTTGAACTATTAATATATCCATTAAAATTTAAAACATATTCGCATATTGGATATATTTTTTGTTGATTCTTTTTCAATAACATTATTTTTTTTATAAAAATTATAATTTAATTAATTTCAATTTTATTATTTTATATTTTATATTTTATAAATCTAATTAAGTATACAAAAAATACTTAAATATAAAATTGTTATTAATATATTAATGAATTTCATTAATTCTATTATAAAACAATTTTCAATTAAAAATCTACCAAAACCTGTTGGTAGATGGAGAATTGAAAATTGTAATATGCAAATGAACAAAAAAATAGATTTATCAAATGAAGACCATTGTGGTCCTTGTGGACAATATGCTCTAGAAATTACAAATAATACAAATACAAATAAAAAGAAGAATATAAATATGGATTTAGAAAAACAAAAATAATAGTTATATTCGTCTTCTCGTTTTTTTTATTTTATTATAAATACGTTTTTTAGACATTTTACTTGAAGACATCTTATTTTTTTGATTAGGTGTTGCTTTAAAACTTAACATTCTTATTTCAGGATTAGCAAATGTTCTATAATGTGCTTTTAAATTTGTTAAATCATAAACAACGGTATATTGTGTAAAATCTACATGTTTTTCTTCTTTTTTACAATCTTTAACTGCTCCATAAACTATATCAAAATTATTCATAAAATGAAATATATTATCAATATTTGATATTTTAGTAATTTTTGGTGATAAAATTAGAGTTTTACTTAATAAATATGCCCTAGCAAAACGACTAATACTACTATAATCACCAGGCATCCCTATTAAACCTTTTCCTAAACCACAATCATCATCTTTATTCGGATTACAGGCAAAATCTTTGAAAAAATTATTTTTACTAATTAATGTTTTTAAAGATTTTGTCTGCTCTTCAAATGTAGGATTATTTGAACAAACTTTATATTTTGAATTGTCGTAACAATACAATGAGCCTTTTTTCGCTTCTATAATTATAGTTTTGCCACTTTTATCACTAATGAACCAATGTAAAGGAATTATACTATAAAACGGATCTCCATATTTTTCACTATTTATATTTATATTTTTAGACATCCTTTTAACATCATTTACAGATTTAGCATTGTTTAAAAAATATCCAGTTAATTTATAACTAGCTAAATTAATTTTATTTTTTAAATCGTCTTTATTATAACTTACAGAACATTTGAAATAAAATGACATTACGCATAATCCGTGTATATTAATTCCATCTAAAAAATCTGTATTATCTACTGCGCATCCAATAATATTTGGAGTTACATATGGAGTTATTCTTAATTTATATGCGAATTCCATAGTTCTTGCTTGAATATATTCATCATTATCTGTTTTTATAAATATACCTGTGCACATATATTATATATTATATAATGAATAATTCTTTTTATATTTGCAATATCATTATTTTTTATATTTTTCTAAAAATAATGTAGATCACTAAATATAAGACAGAAGATTATAAAATTTCTGCGGTAAAATATTATTTTAATTATGGATATATAATATTTTATTTTCAATATAACTTATATAAATGATTGATCAAGAGAGTGCGTTAGATTTTGTTATTCCTGTATGTAAAAATAATATAATAATTAGGGTAACAATTGAATCTATAATAGTTAATTATTACCCAAAAAATATTTATATAATAACTAATAATACAGATTCTGAAATTTTAGAAAAAGAATGTTTACATTGGAATATTAATAATACAACAATCATTTTTATAGATGAAGAAGAGTATTTTACTATTAATTATGGTTTAACAAAAACCGATATTTTTAAATGGTACACATGGAAAGATGAACAATCTAGAGAATATGGATGGTGGTATCAGCAATTAATAAAGATTGGTGCTTATAAACAGATAAAAAATTTATCAGATCCTTATGTAGTATGGGATTCAGATTTAATCATATTACAGAAATGGGATTTATATGATAAATCTACTAATATTTATAAATTTGCTATTTTACAGGAATGTGCAAAAAATGAATTTAATAAAAATGAATATTCAAGGTCAATTTATGAATTAACCGGGTTAGATGCTATAGAACCATCAATTGAAGGAACATTTGTTCCTCATCATTTTATAATGCATCATAAAATATTAGACCATTTGATAACTCACATTGAAAATAGGAGCAAACAAAATTTTAATTGGATAAAAGCTATCATGTTTCTATCTAATAGTTATTATAGATTTAGTGAATATAAAAGTATTGCAACATTTATGAATAATTATTATCCTAAATTGTTGTCATATTATCCCTTTTATGCATATGGTAAAAACGGCATACGATACAGAGAATCAAATGAAATTATTGAAAAAATAATTAATTTTTGCAAAAATGATAGATTAACTTATGAAATATTTAAAGAATTTATTAAAAATACTTATCAAACATCGCCAAGTTATATACAACTTGAGCATATTGATCATACTGTTGAAGAATTCAAATAAATAATTCAACAATGTTATTAATTTGGGATAACCATGACTCAATAATATTTTTATTTTCAAAAATATCTATATTTCCATTCAATACTAATTTTTCTATTTTTATTTCAAAATTATCATTTATATTAATAAAATCATTATGATAATTATCACATTGAATCAAATAATCAATTGGAATAATTTCTTCTCCATCGCGTGATCTTTTATGAATTCGCTGATAACATTTTTTTGGTTCAGTTTTTACATAGATAATATAATCTATTTTAAAATCACCAATAAATTCGTTAAACCAATTTAAATAAATCTGGTAACAAACATCCTCAATTTTTCCTTGATCATATAACATTTTTGCAAAAACATTTTTGTCCGTATATAAACTACGTTCAGTAATAATTATATATTTTTCATCTATATTTTGTGGTAAATTAATTTCTTTAATTGTGTCTCTTAAAATCTTTAATCTTGAAATATAAGCCATCATTTGAAAAGCAAATGAATATTTTTCTTGATTATCATAAAATTTTTTTAACATTGTATTTCCTTGTTGGTCTTTAATTTTTTCCCAATCATCAACCGGTTCTTTTAAAAATATTATATTTTTATTATTTTGATAATAAATTCGTAGATTTTCTAAAAGAGTTGATTTACCCGAACCAATATTTCCTTCAACTGAAACAATTTTATAATTTTTGGGCATCATCTAAAATATTATTTTATTTATTATCTTTACATTTAACTAATGTAAAAATAAATATTTCAATTTTAAAATAAAAATAAAATTGATTTTATAAATTACACAGTTTATCAATTTATAATATTATTAATCATGGATCTTAAACAAAGAAAACTATCAAAATCAGAATGGGATTCTATAGAAATACCAGTTTCTAAGGATGAAAATGAAATTTTGCAATTAATTACTAACGGATTTTCAAATGTTCATTTAAAAGTTAATAAAACAGATTCTCTATTTTCATATCTAAAAATTGAATACAATACTAATATTGAAGAGTTTTTATATGTAAAATATTTTTCAGATAAAATAAAAGATCTTGTTAAAAATAATAATATTGACTTCATCAAATTTTCATCTGAAAATCTATCAAAACGTTCTAAATCTTTAGAACAAAATACCAATAAAATATATTATATAAATGCTTCAAGTATTGTTCGTTTAAAAAGTGGTGACCAAATCCGTTTAGCAAGACTAGATTCTGAATATATTGATTTTAAAAAAACAAATATATATGAATTTATTCTATATAATAATTTGGAACAAATGCTAATAAATAAAACAAATAACAAAAATATATGGATGTATTATTATTATACTCTTAATCAATTAATAAAAAATAATGTAGAAAAAGTGAATCATTTTATTAAAGATATTATTGCTACTTTTATTGAAAATTTTGAAAAAGATGTTGAACTATTGTATATTTTAAATAACTCTGTTGAATTTATTGAAAAAAATACAAATATCTTAAAATATAATGATTTATATCTTTATGAACATCAAAAAGAGATATATAATGCAGTTAGATCTTTAAAACCAAAATTAATATTATATATTGCTCCCACTGGAACAGGTAAGACTTTAACTCCACTTGGTCTATCTGAAAAATATAAAGTAATATTTGTTTGCGCTGCACGACATGTTGGTTTAGCCTTAGCAAGATCAGCTATTTCAATCAATAAAAAAATAGCTTTTGCATTTGGATGTTCCTCAGCAGAAGACGTGCGTTTGCATTATTTTGCCGCTAAAGAATATACTAAAGATATTCGTAGTGGGCAAATTAAAAAGGTTGATAATAGTGTTGGAGATAAAGTTGAAATCATAATTTGTGATATAAGATCATATATAGCTTCAATGTATTATATGTTAGCATTTAATGATGCAAATAATATAATTACATATTGGGATGAACCAACAATCACAATGGATTATGAAGAACATGAATTACATGAAATAATTAAAAAAAATTGGAAAGAAAATATCATTCCAAACGTAGTCTTATCTTCAGCTACATTACCGAAAATGCATGAATTAACACAAACAATATCAGATTTTCAAGAAAAATTCCCCGGTGCTTTAATAAATAATATTGTAAGTCATGATTGTCGTAAAACAATTCCTTTAATTGATAATAATGGGTTTATTGTTATGCCTCATTATCTAAATGAGGATTATAATCAAATTTTAGAAATTGTTCAACATTGTGAAGAAAATTTGACATTATTAAGATATTTTGATCTTAAGGAAGCATCCGATTTTATCTATTATAGTGAAATAAATAATATGATTCGCAGCTCATCACAATTTTATAGAAATTTTGCTTCTGTAAATGATATTAATATGAAAACTATAAAATTACATTATCTAAAAGTATTAAAAAATATTTCACCAGCATTGTGGATTAAAATTTATAATCATTTTAAAATATCAAGAATAAAAAGAATTAAATCAAATAATTCTCTTATAATAAAAGATAATAGTAATTCAATGATTAACTATAAAAAAGATTCATCAATTCAAAGAACAAATAGTGAATCTATAATTTCAGAAAATAATGAAATGCCAGGAACAAATGGAATTTATATTACTACAAAAGATGCATATACGTTAACAGATGGTCCAACAATATTTATTGCAAATGAACTTCAAAAAATTGCAAAATTTTGTATTCAGCAAGCAAATATTCCTTCTTTAGTTATGAAAGAAATTATGGAAAAGATTGATTATAATAATAAAATTAATGAAAGAATTGATCAAATTGAAAAAGAGTTAGAATTTGAAGAAGAAAAATTAATTTCAAAATTTAGTAGTGGAACACAGGATAATTCAAAAGAGGCTAAAAATCTTCAAAATAAAAAAGACAAAAAGGAAAAAACAAAAATAGCAAATAATTTAATTGGTAAATCCGAGGATAAAAAAATAGTTAAAATGAAAGATGATATTATATCTCTTAGAAGTATGATAAAAAATGCATCCCTTAATGATATATTTATTCCTAATAGATTAGCTCATTTAGAAAAATGGACAAAAGATTTAAATACATCTAATGCTTTTACTAGTAATATTGAGGAAGAATTTATAATTGCTATTATGTCTCTTAAAGATGTAGATGATAGTTGGAAAATATTATTATTACTAGGAATCGGAGTATTTACCGAGCATAAAAGTAGTGCCTATACTGAAATTATGAAAAAATTGGCAGATCAACAAAAATTATATTTAATTATTGCGGATAGTGATTATATTTATGGAACTAATTATCAGTTTTGTCACGGTTATTTGAGTAAAGATTTAAATTTAACACAAGAAAAAATTATTCAGGCTTTAGGGCGTATTGGGAGAAATAATATACAGCAAGATTATAGTGCTAGATTTAGAGATGATTCACAAATTAATACTTTATTTAGAAAAATAGCATTTGAGGATAAGCCAGAGGTTATAAACATGAATCAGTTATTTAATTGTAAAAATGTAAAATGGAATGGTAAGGAATATGAAATATTAGAATAATAGTAACTTTTTAAGAATGTAAAATGTAAATAATTATTGTTTTTTATTTTTTATTGTATGAATATATGAGTAAAAGAAATGATAAAATAAAAAATAATAAAGAGAAAGATATTACTGTTAGAAATAAAGCAATTATAAGTAATTATATGCTTCAAATAAAAAAAGATTCTTCTTATTTTCCCAAAACTGAAATTATAGAATATATAATTAAAAATTATCAGGAAGATCTTATTAAAGAATATGAATTAAATGATATTTTTGCAATGCCATCGGATTTATTTTTACCTGAGAAAGTATTTAATATAAGTTCTAATTTTCAGAAAAAATCAGAAATGAGTTTGGATAAATTATTGGCTTATAGTTTATATATAACAAATAGTTCTATATTTAAACAAAATAAAGGTTATTCTTATTTTGATACTCAGTTCAAAAGGCAAATATATATGGATATATTACGAACAGTAATTTATTTAAATAATAATTTATTACCAAAAGACCAAATAATTGTAGAAGATGATTATAATAAAACTGTTAATAATTTTAATTTATTTATTATGAAAACAATGGAAAACAATAAAACTTTAATAAAAATGAATACAGTTTTAAAGATTGACCTATTGATGTGTCAAAATATAATAAATTTTTTCAGCAATGCACTAATTATATTTGTAAATAATAAAGTTAATCCAGAGTTTTCTAATCAAACTAGTGTAAATAAAGATATTTCACTATTTTTAACTGATAAAGAACAATATATTTTAATCAATTATAGATGCAAAATTATTATTACATATGATAATGAACTGAATCCAGAATATGATTGTGGTAATTGTAATTTAAGTTTAAAAATTGATTTAAAAAATGACACTTATTCACTAGAAAATTTTAATTTAAATTATAATGTAGATAATTGTATTCCACCCTATTATCAAAATAATATAATCAATTCTGAAGAATCTAGATTAAGTAAATTTAAAAAAGATGCATCTAAATTTAAAAAAGATGCATCTAAATTTGTTAGTAATAACAAAGGCACAATAGCTGCTGGTGTCGCATCAACTGGATTAATATCTGTTGGAGCATTATATTTAGCTGGTATTTTAGGCGGAAAAACTAAGAAAAAGAATTTTAAACGTAAAAAAACGAAAAAAAATAATTTTAAATACAAAAAAACGAAAACGAAAACGAAAACGAAAACAAAAAATCTATAAATAATTATTTATTTTTCATTTTTTCAATTACTTCGTCAATGCCTTTATCAAAATCAATTTCTATATTCCAACCCAAATCTTTTACTTTTTTATTACTAATATAATAACGTTTATCATTAAAAGGACGATCTTCAATATATTTAATCCAATCTTTGTATAAAAATGATGAATCTTTATTTAAGTTAATAATTTTATCAATAAGTATATTTGCAATTTCTAATACTGTATATTCCTGATGATCGTCGCTTCCAATATTATATACTTCACCGATTTGACCCTTTTCAAGAATTAATTTTAAAGCACTACAAACGTCATTTACATGTAAAAAAGCCCTAACATTGGATCCATCGCCTTGAATTGTAACAGGGTTTTTTGAAAATAATTGCTCAATAAATCTAGGGATTAATTTTTCAGGATACTGATTTACTCCATAAACATTGTTACCGCGTGTAATAATAATTGGCATTTTAAATGAATGATAATATGATTTTGCTATTAATTCTGCAGCAGCTTTTGTAGCTGCATAAGGATTAGTTGGGCATAATACTGACCCTTCATGTTTCTTTTCTTCATTTTCTGTTAACATAGATTCTCCATAAACTTCATCTGTAGAAATATGAATAAATTTATTTATTTTTCCATATTTCCTACATGCCTCTAATAATGTATGTGTTCCTACTACATTATCATGTGTATATTGTAAAGCATTATCAAATGAATTCTGAACATGAGATTGAGCTGCAAAATGGATTACAGTATCAATTTGATAAATGTCTAATATATTTGAAATTAAATCAAATGAACATAAATTACCTTTTATTAAGTGATATCGTCCAGATTTTCTTATTTCTTCTTGAATATTATTTTCTGAAGCGCAATAATACAAAGCATCTAAATTTATAATTTCAACATCAGGATTTGAATGGAAATAATAATTTACAAAATTGGATCCAATGAATCCACAACAACCAGTTACTAACAATTTCATAATAATAATTAAATAAATTATAATATTTAATTATTTATAACGCTAATATATATTTTTAATAAAAAATAAAACAAAAATGTTAAAAAAATAAAAAAATTGAAAGTATTTTATATTTTCAAAACTTTTTTAATAAAAAATGTCAAAGTTGAAGCAGAAATTGATCAATTCTATTGAAGCTTCTAAAATAGAAATAAAAAATGAAGATATACAAGAAACAAATCGTCTTATAAAAAAACAATTATCTATTGCCACATTTGAAAATTTACAGTTTGCCAGGGTAACAGTTTATCATATAGAATCATTTTATAGGGATAATATGAATGATAAGTTTGAGTTGAGGGGATGAAAGTTATAAAAATGTTAATTTATGCTAGCTAATTTGCTTCCAAGTTCTTTGAAAAAATAACCATTATAAGGAATATTTTTTTCTAATGCTTTTGTTAATGTTTTATCACTTATAGATAGAATTTTAATACAATCATATTTGCACGCGAATTCCTTTACAAGATTACCTTGTAAATCATATTGTCCAATGCCATTTTTGTATAAAATAGGACTACCATATTTAGTCTCATAATTGTTTATTAATTCTTCATTACAATATTCATATAATTTATAATAGTGTCCATTTGTTATTATGTATTTCTTGACTGGGACATCTAAAGCGGATGAAGCTGAATATCCATTTAAGTTCGCGGCAGTTTTTCTATCTAAATAAACGTTTAAAATTTCATTTTTTTCTGCATTCAATTTGGCAATATATCCTAAATTTTGTATTTTTGTTTGTTTTGTAGGTTCAATATGTGTTATGATATTGGGATCTAGATTTCTCTCTACAAAAAGCCATCTAAATCCGCAATAAATAGTATTTTCAGAAATTGCTTTATTAATACTAGGTCGTTTGATTTGAGCATTTTCTTTCATTGCTTCACTAACACTTTCATATACCTTGACAATATCCAATGTTTCGGGATTAATTTTTTGTAGTCTTGGTCCGAGTGTAACTAATGGTTCATTGAACCCTGTGGATACTTTTGTTTGTGTTGAATTTATTTTTTCTAATAAGTCTTTGTTAATTTTTTCTAGATTATCAATCTTACTGGACAATTGTTTGACTGTTTTGGTTAGCTCTAATAACAATTCATGAATTTCTACATTATCATTTGTATTACAATTATTATTTTGAATGTTCGTTGATTGTATTTGCAATTTTTTTAATAATTCATTTTCTTTCAATAATTCACTAATACTAAAGTTATAATTTTTAATATTA